CAACCGCATTGTCGTTGAGCAAGGCGATTTTCGCGTTGAGGCCGACATGGACGTTAATGCGTCCGATCCGCGCATTCATGCTGAAATCATGGTTTCCAAGATTGAAAGCATCCTTGAGGGCAAGGCTGACAGCGATGTTGCGAATTACAGCATTGCGGGGCGTTCAATCAGCAAAATGTCATTCGATGAGCTTCTAGCGGCGCGTGACCGCTATCGTGCAGAGGTTGTCAGGCATGAAAATGCCGAATTGGTCAAGCGCGGCAAATCCAATGGCGCAACAATCAAGGTGCGGTTCTGATGGCATTATTTGGGCTGATAGGCGGCAAGAAAAAACAGGCACCGCCTCCGCGCAAGCGATCAATGCTTGCCTATGCTGCTGCGGCAACTGACCGCCTTTTCGCGGACTGGAATGCAAGCAACTCTGATGCTGATGGCGTTGTGCGGGATAGCCTTGCTGTTCTGCGAAATCGTTGCCGCGACATGGAGCGAAATAACGAGTATTTCGCCCGCTATCTGCGCCTGATGCAGATCAACGTAGTCGGCCCTGATGGTATCAAGCTGCAATCCAAGGCGGAAAACCAGAACGGATCACCTGATAACGCCGGAAATAGGCGGGTTGAGGCCGCATGGAAGCAGTTTTGCAAGTGCGGTGTGCCGACTGTTGACGGGAAACGGTCAATGGTTGACCTCGCCGCCCACGTCGCCCGCGCAGTGCCGCGCGATGGCGAGGTTATCTTGCGCAAGATTGTCAGCAACCGCTACAAAATGGGCATGGCGTTGCAGGTCATTGAGCCTGACCTTCTTGATGAGACGCTAAACCGCAAGACTGGCGGCGGCAATCCGATCATCATGGGCGTCGAGTTGGACGAGGAAACCCGCGCGGTTGTGGCGTATCACTTCCTTCGTTCCCATCCCGGCAGTCAGACGTATCACACCTATTCCCACGCAAACAAACACCGTCGCGTTCCGGCAGATCAGGTAATTCATATCTACCATCCAGATCGTGCGGATCAGACGCGAGGCGTTCCTTGGGCGTCAAACACCATTCGTTCCCTCAAAATGCTGCACGGCTATCGTGAGGCAGAATTGGTTGCAGCCCGCACGTCTGCGTCAAAGATGGGTTTCTTTACGTCGCCAGCGGGTGACGGGTTCACTGCCGACGCATACGAGAACGATGACGGCACTGGTGCGCCAATCCTTAACGCAGAGCCGGGGACGTTTCACCAACTTCCGGCGGGCGTTGACTTTACTTCATTTGACCCCGCACACCCTACGTCAGCATATGCCGACTTTGAAAAGGCAATCTTGCGTGGTGTGGCGAGTGGCATGAGCGTGGACTATTCGTCATTGACGGGCGACCTAGAGGGCGTGTCATATTCTTCGCTGCGCCAAGGCGCATTGATGGAGCGCGACAATTACAAGGCCGTCCAGTCGTTCCTTGTCGATCACCTGATGGTGCCGATTTATGAATGGTGGCTGCAAAACGCGCTGGATTTCGGTATTTTGCCATTTGGGACGTCGCCCGATAAGTTCTTCAAGTTCTCCGTTAATGCGCGGTGGCAACCTCGCGGCTTCCCTTGGGTTGATCCCGTCAAGGAAATGCAGGCCAATGTTCTTGCGTTGCAGAACGGCCTTACTTCGCACTCTGACGTTCTGGCAATGGTCGGGAAAGACGCTGATGACCTCTATGCGCAGATACAGCGTGACAAAGAGACCGCAGAAAAGTATGGTCTGAGCATGAATTATTCGCCGTTTGGCGATACGACGCCAACTGAGCCACCAGACAGGCCGGGAGTTGATGATGAGTGATGACAATAAAATTCTGGCCCGCGAGTTGGTCGGCAGTAAGGTGTTGCAGAGGTCATTGACCCTTGAGCGCGCTGGCGTTGATGAGGATGCCCGCACCGTCAACATTTCAATCTCAAGCGAGGAGCCATACGAAAGGTGGTTCGGCGTTGAGATTTTGGGGCATGAAGAAAAACACGTCAATCTTGAGTTTCTGTCGAGTGGGAAAGCACCATTGCTGCTTGACCACGATGCACGGCAGCAGATTGGCGTCATTGAAACCGTCTACATTGACAGCGAAACCCGCACGTTGCGGGGCAAAGTGCGTTTCGGCAAGAAAGGCCTCGCTGACGATGTTTTTGGTGATGTTGTGGATGGTATCCGCAGCAACATTTCCGTGGGCTATCACGTCAATGAGATGGAGTTAGTTTCGCGGGATGAAGAAGGGGTCGGCACATACCGTGTCACCTCTTGGCGACCTGTGGAGGCGTCTATTGTCTCCATTCCAGCCGATCCTACCGTTGGGATTGAACGGGGCGATCTTGGCAAGAAGCCAGCCGAAGCAAAACAAGTCAGTGCAAGAGAGGATTTGCCTATGTCTGACAATCTTGATGATGTGATCGTTGGTGGCAAGAGCGATGCGCCCTTCCAAATCAGCGACGAAATGAAATCGCAGTTCGACGCGCAGAAAAAAGCTGCCGTTGAAGCTGCCCGCCGTGAGACGGGTTCTATCTATGACCTCGCCGCACGTCACAACCAGCGCCAACTGGCGGATGAGTTTGTGCGTGATGGTCGTGGCCTTGATGAGTTCCGTGGCGCGCTGCTGGAAAAGATCGGCAACAAGCCGCTTGAAAGCAACGAGGTCGGTCTGGACAAGAAAGAGGCCAAGCAGTTCTCGCTTCTGCGCATGGCAAACTTCCTTGCCAATCCGTCAAGCCGCGCCGCTCGTGATGCCGCACGGTTTGAAATGGAGGTTGTCGAAGCTGCTGGCCAGAAACACGGCAACGCCAAGGGCCATGTGATCCCCGTTGATGTCCTCAACACTTGGGGCCAGCGTGATCTGTCTGTCGGTTCTGACGGCAATATCGTTTTCGACGACAACCGCCCCGGTTCGTTCATCGACATTCTGCGCAACAGTTCGTCGGTGATGCAGGCGGGTGCAACTGTGCTGAATGGCTTGCAGGGTGATGTTAAAATCCCCAAGAAGGCAACCACGTCAGCGCCGGGCTGGGTATCGTCTGAGGGCGGGGCAGTCGGTGAGACTGAGCCTACCTTTGGTCAGGTGTCTATGGCCCCCAAGCTGGTCGGCGGCTACACTGACGTAACCCGTCAGCTTATGCAGCAGTCCAGCATTGATGTTGAAAGCCTGATCCGCGCCGATCTTGCGGCAACGATTGCGCTGGGCATCGACTTGGGTGGCCTTGAGGGTTCTGGTGCATCTGGTCAGCCGACTGGCATCAAGAACACCAGCGGCATCAACGCGCCTACCGCATTCGCAGCGGTCAATCCGACTTTCGCAGAGGTCGTGGCAATGGAAACTGCGGTTGCCGAGGATAACGCATTGCAGGGCAACCTTGCATATATCCTTGGCGCAACAATGCGCGGTGCCTTGAAAACAACCGTCATGGATGCTGGTTCTGGCCGCTTTGTCTATGAAAACGACATGATGAACGGCTATCGCGGCATCATGTCCAATCAGACAACTGCGGGCGACCTGTATTTCGGTAACTTCTCTGACCTGCTGATGGGCTTCTGGTCTGGGCTTGACATCCTTGTTGACCCATATACCGCCAGCACTTCCGGCACGGTTCGCATCGTTGCCATGCAGACGGTTGACGTTGCGGTTCGTCACGCTGTTTCCTTCGCTGTCAATAACGACGGCGCGTAAACATGACGGGGCGGGCTTTGGCTCGCCCCCTCACCACAAGAGGGCTTTGACATGAAAAGCTATATGATCTTGAAGTCTTGCATTGCTGGCGGGCAGCGCCGACAAGCTGGCGATGTTGTCGATCTGCCTGATAGCGAGGGCAACGCGCTAATTTCAATGCGCCGTTGTGAATTGACAAGCGCAGCGCCAGCCAAGTCGGCAAAGTCTGATCGTTCCGTTGGGCTTGCTGGCAGCGAAGCAGCAACGCCACGCAAGCGAAAGGCTAAGGGCAATGGCTCTACCTCTGGCGAGTGATCTTGCAGATATTTTTCTGGTTGCAGACTTCGCAACAGCCGTCACTTATGACGGCGGCACGATTTACGGCATCTTTGACAATGAAACAGTGCCTATTGATGCTGGCGGGTTTGTTGACGTTCACCAAGAGCAACCACGGCTGACGTGCAAGACGGCTGACATCCCCAGCATTGCAGAAGCCGATGCTATGGTGATTGGCGGCGTAAACTATCGCGTTGTCGCTTGGGTGCATGACGGCACTGGCGTTAGTGTCGTGTCTCTTGAAAAGGTCTAGTTATGGCGCATGTTCGCAAACAGATTAGAGACGCGATTGAGGCGCTGCTTGTGGCGGGCGTTCCGCTGGTGTCAGGCCGCGTTTATGGGTCGCGCGTTTACCCGTTGACCGATGCGAACATCCCCGCGCTGTTGGTCTACACGGCCAGCGAAGAAAGCGGGTTGCAGACAATGGGGCGCAAGACGTTGATGCGCGATCTGTCTGTGAGTATTGACGCATATGTGCGCGTCACGAGCAACTTTGACGATGATGTTGACGCGATCTGCGCCCAGATTGAGGGCGCAATCGGGGCCGACTTTTACCTTTCCGGCCTATCAAAGAATACCGTGCTGGCGTCAACTGAGATTGACTTCGACGGTGAGGCAGAGCAACCGATTGGCGTTGCTAGGCTGACATATGATGTCAGGTATGTTACTGATGTCGATAACGCAGAAACGGCCAAATAAGGAGGCTTCCTATGGCAACGCATACAGGCAGCGAGGGAACCGTTAAGGTCGGTTCTGATGCTATTGCAGAAATCCGCTCTTACAGCATTGAGGAGAGCGCGGATACTCTGGACGATACCACAATGGGCGACACTGCCCGCACTTACAAGCCGTCACTGACGACCTTCACGGGGTCTGTTGATGTCCTGTGGGATGAAACGGACGCAACTGGCCAAGGTGCTTTGACCATCGGCGCGTCGGTGACGTTGAACCTGTATCCAGAGGGCGACACGTCTGGCGATACCTACCTCACTGGTGCCGCGATTGTTACAAACCGCAGCATCACGGCATCTTATGACGGACTGGTTGAGATGGCTATTTCGGTGCAAGGCACTGGCGCTCTGACGACGACTACGGTGGCGTAATGAGCATTCTCAAGCAGATGCAGCAGGCGGTTGCGGCCAGTCGTCGTGAAATCATTGTTGAGGGTATGGGGGACGATGGCGCAAGTCTAGTCCTCTACGCCTCGCCCGTATCTATGGGTGACATTGACCGCGCCAAGCGCAAAAACGCGGACATGACAAGCGGTGAGTTCATGGCGGAAATCATCATCGCCAAGTGTGAAGATGATGCGGGCAATAAGGCATTCACGATTGCTGACAAGCCGGGCCTTTTGCGCCTTCCCATGCAGACGGTCTTGGGCATGTTCAATCAGATTTTCAGCGTTACGGACGCTGAGGATCACGCAAAAAACTAAAAAGCGACCCGCTCAGGCGCAATCTTATTTCGTTGGCTGACCGCCTTGGAAAGACCATCGCAGAGATTGAGCAAATTTCACTTGATGAATTTAACGAGTGGGTCGCATACTTTGCCCTGATTGATCT